ACTGGAGACCTCATCCTTACCAAGGATGCGCTCTACCAACTGAGCTATAGCAGCACACTCACAGCTCGATTATTTTAACATAAGGCGCCGTGAATTGCAAGAGGTTTTGGCAAAAAATTTTGTTTTTGAAAAGTAAAGCATTAAATGCAACAAATTTTCGGCTCTGTTTTTGTGGATTTTAGCATAAAGCAAACAGGCCGCCAAGTCTGCCCCGCTTGCAGCCTTTCCGTATTGTTCAATTTTACCAAAGGATTTCTGGTTTCTCTGGTTCTTATGCTGTCAGTCCAAGTTCCCGCAGGCATTCTCTAAAGACGGTGCCCGCGCTCTTATACCCCAGAATCTTTCTGGGGTAGCTGTTGATCCAGTTCTCCGTGGCCGCGATTTCTGCTGCTGTTACCTTAGAGAAGTCTGTGCCTTTCGGGTGCCGGCGGCGGATCATGCCGTTTACGTTCTCATTGCTGCCCCGCTCCCAGGAAGAATACGGGTGGCAGTAATACACCTTTGTACGCTTTCCGCCGGTGATACAGGACTGTTCCAACTGATCGGCCAATGCAAATTCTGTGCCGTTATCCACGGTGATGCTTTTATAGATGGCGCTGAATCGCTCTGCCCCCAGTTTCTTTTCCAGCGCATTGATGGCCTGCACGGTCGTTTCGGCGCGGCGGTTCGGCACCAATATAATATTTTCGTTCCGGGTCTTTCGCTCTGTCAGCACCAGCAGCGCAACCGTGCTTTTTCTCTTTCCCGAATATACCGTGTCCATTTCCCAGTGCCCGAACTCTTCACGGGTCTTTACTTCTTCCGGGCGCTTTTCGATGCTCTCACCGGCCGGCGCACGAGTCGGGCCTTTCGTTTTGACTTTTTTGTAATCGCCTTTGTGCACTCCATGCCGTGGTAGCGCCTTTTGTGTCAGGTTTAGGAACACGCCCTTTTTAATGTAGCTGTATATCGTAGGCACCGATATATGTGTTTTGAACATCCGCCCCTCTTCCCGTGCGTAACCATACACCGCGGCCGGTGAGCAGTCCTTATCTATAATGGTCCGCTCAATGTACTCTGCAAGTTCATGGTCCTTGCCGATTTTCAGGTTTGGTCCTTTCTCCCGCAGATGTGCTTGATACCGCTGTTCTGCAATGTCCGGGCTGTATGTCGGGATCAGTTCCCACGTTGTTCCGTTCAGCCGGTCATAACTGCCCCGCTTCAATTCACGGTACACCGTAGATGGGTCCACCCGCAGCTTTTCTGAAATCTCCCTGACTTTCAATCCATCTTTCAGCCACTTTTCAATTCGGATTCTGTCTGTGATCGTAAGATGTTTGAACACTCGCACGCCGTTTTCCTCCTTTCGTTTTTGGCGTTTCTTTTCGTTTTAAGCGTAAATTATACGGTGCACCGTTGTCAATGTGCAAACTTTCCACACTTTGCACTTTTCATTTGTGCAAAACTCCCAGACAAACAAAAAAACTCCCCGCCAGTGGCCCGGTCAGAGCCACCAGCGGGGAGTTGTCATCGCAGCTTATTCAGTTGTGCCACAGACTTAGTGTACCTGCTTTTTCAGATTTTCCAGAACCGCATCTGCCTGAATTGCTTCCTTGCTGAAACTGTTGTTGTTCCACCATGCAACCAGAGCGGTAACGGTCGTAATGCCGGCAGTCACCAGCTGTTCAACCGTGCTGCTTTCAATAGGCAGGATAGGCTTGCCCAGAGCGCTCAAAAGCTGATTGGTCAGTGCCAGCAGCAGGCAGGCGGTACGGGCGATGGTAGCGGTAGTGATCTTGTAGTTACTCATAACTTAGTCCTCCTTGTTTTCCTGTTCGGATTTCTGCTTCAAAATTTCAATAGCTCCGGTCAGAGCCTTCGGAATCGGTACACCCATCAATCCGGCATTTTCGATGATGGACAGTGTTTCGTTGGCAACGAACGCGATCACGGTAGCGTCCCGGATAAAATTAGACCCCATCACCGTGTCGAGGTGGCAGGCCACCAGCACGATCAGCAGGGTTACACCTTTGCGGCACAACCCTTTCCACCCGGCGCGGGATTCCAATGCGCCGTCTTTGCTCTTCGGGCTGGCGTGGAAAACCCCAGCAACCACAAGCCCCGTGATGTAATCGACTGCCATGAACAGGATCAGCGTCGAAAGTGCCGCATCCCATCCGCCGAATTGACTTGCGATCAGACTGCCGATTACTCCAACCATGGTGCAAACCCCGCTCCTTACTGCATCACCCATCTGCTTTTTACCTCCCGCACGTCAACGTGTACAAAGTTGTCGGTATAGTACCGCCCAATGCCGCCCTTTCCGGGCAGCAGAGTTTCGACGTAGGCTGCCAGTGTATCCACCGACACCCCGGCGATCCAGATGTCCGCAGCCTTTCCATAGAGGTGCTGGCTGTACTTGGACGATTTCTTCTGCTTGGCGTTGTGGCTTGCGGTGCGGAAAGCACTGTTGATGTTCACCGCCTTGCCGAAGTGATCCCGGATTTTCTGCAGCAGGGTCACAAGCTCATTGTCAATAAAAATCGGGTCGCTCCCGTCCTTGCACTTGAACTCCCAGACGTGGAAGTTCTTGCTCAGCGCCTTGTTCCCGTCTTTCGCATAGGAATATGCTTTGATTGCCATTGTTCTGCTCACTTCTTTCTTTTTTGATGATGTAGAATTTCCCGTAGGTTTGATTCAGCTTGTGTTTCAGGGCCATGCACTCGCAATGGCTCAAAACGCCGCGGTAGCTGCCAATGGTCCGCTCCACTTCCTCGGCTGTGATCTCGCCCGCCTCATACTGGGCCAGCACGCTGGACAGCCGCAGCTTGATGCCGCGTATCGTGGCGTGCCGTAGGCGGCGGTGTGTCGGCCACACCCTCATGCCTACAAATTCAACGCCCGCCCTCAATGGCTGGATGCTGGTCTTATGGTTCAGAGCAAGATTCAATTCCCGGCGCAGGAATACGGCAATTTCATCCCAGATCTTGGCAAGTTCCTGCTTGCTGTGCCCGATGATGATAATGTCATCCATGTACCGGATGTACCAATGGATGTGCAGGGTATGCTTCACATACTGATCCAATACATCGAGGTATATGTTTGCGAACATCTGGCTTGTCAGATTCCCGATGGGAACACCGGTGTCCTCCAACCGGCACTCTGGCGGTACTTCGTCCGCGCTCATGCCCTCCGGCAGCCCAAACTTCGTCTGGTCGCTGTGCAGGATGGTCCGAAACAGCCACATCATGCGTGGGTCTGTGATCTTCCGCCCAATGACTTTCAGAAGAATCTCATGGTCTATCCGGTAGAAATACTTGGAAACGTCCAGTTTCAGGGTATAGGCCGGGCCGCCACGGTCCGCCTGCCGCATCCAGTATTGGAGTTTATCCAGTGCCGCGTGTGCGCCTTTGCCCTTACGGCAGGCATAGCTATCTGAAATAAAGCCTTTATCAAAGATGGGAAATACAACTTGGTAGATACCCCACTGCACAACGCGGTCGGGGTAGTGTAGCGCCATCGCCATGCGCAGCACCGGCCGCCGGATCCAGAATATCCGGTACGCCCCTACCTTATAGGTCTGCTTAACCAGACGGTGTTGCAGGATAATGCAGTATTCTGCTTTGCGCTGTTCAAATACCAGCACTTCATCCCGGTGCTTCTTTCCCTTGCTGGCGTGTTGATGTGCCAGCATCAGATTGTCGAAAGCCACCACCCGGTCAAAGATGGTTTTGTAGGTTTTCATTCACAGCCTTCCGCACCCGTGACATATTCGGCCACTCCCCACCATGCGCCGGGCGGTGGGATATTCCGGCCATTCTCCCCGGCATACTATCTGCCTTGGTGCGAATACAAATTATTCGTACAGCGCTCCCCCGGCGCTGCCGATGGATCCTGACCCCTTTTGCCTGCGTAATCCAGCCCATCTTTTCAGGCAAGCTATGATTCATCTGGCAGGGAAAAGCGGAACGCCGCCCAATGTTGCCGTTGGCGTTGGACCGCACATTGTTGAGGTTCAGCTTGAACACGCCCGCGTTGGAAGTGTTGTTCCAGCTGCCGCCCCGGATCGGGATGCGTAAATGATGGTCAGGCCCCAGATATGTGAAAAAGGCAAGCAGCCTATTTAGACTGCTTGCCATCCACATACTTTAAGTAATTGCCGATCATGCCACCGATGGCCCCGGTGTATCTGCTCCATGTTGCGTACTGGTGCATCGTGATACACACCACAGGCTGCGGCTGGGTTTCCGGTGCTTGCCCGTCCCCGCGCTTCTTGCGCTTTTTCTTCGGCTCGGTGCCCTGCGGGTACAGTCTGGGATTCGCCGCCTCGTCAAGATAGTCCCGTAAGTCCAGCAACAGGGTGTCGAACTCGCGCAAGGTGTCGCGCTTGTAGTATTTCTTCTGGATCACGTTGCAAAGGTGCAGCATATCATACATGGTTTCCCGGATGCGTTTTGCAAGGCCATACTTTTCAATTCGCGGAAACTGTACCAGGATGGGGCTTCCGTAATTTATCATGTCCTTTACCGCCTGCTTCAAGCGGTAGCCTCCGTTCTGCGTGTTCATCTGCTGCAGCTTTTCACTTTCAATACTGTTCATGTCACATCATACCCAGGTTCTAAAAATATAGGGGTGGCTATCGCCACCCCATCGGTTTACTGTCGTTCGGTTTGCGGTTTGCCCCTCTTATCAGAGGGAACCCACGAAAGCGGAACGCCGCCCAACGGCGCCGATGGCGCCGGACCGCACATTGTAGAGGACCAGCTTGAACACGCCCGCGCCGGAAGTGTCGCTCCAGCCGCCGCCCCGGAGCGGGATGCGTTCGCCCTTGTTAATAGCCCACAGGTCGTCGCCGCCATAGTCGCCGTTCGGCTCCTGCGGGTATACGCCGATGCCGTAAAGGATCTGCGGCACAGCAGACAGGGTGGTTGCCAGAGAATTGAAGCTCGTGCCGTGGCCGTCCTCGCTCTGCCCGGTCAGTGCATCGGTGACAAAGGTCCACTTGTTGCTGCGCCAATCCAGCTTGATGGTGCCGGAGGAACCGGGTGCCACAAGGCTGCCGTCTGCGGCAATGGCTTTCCACAGGCTGCTTGCTGCGGACAGGTCTGCCGTGGCCAGTGCGGCATCATTGTGCTGGATGATCTGGATCTCGCCGTCCATCAGGCGCAGGCCGGTAGCCCACTCCCACGCATTGCCGTTCAGGTCTGCAATGCCGGTCAGATCGTTGTTATGGTTCCAGCTCACAGGACCAGAGCCGGTCAGGGTCAGATTCACTTTGCCGCTGCTGTCGTAGTTGGCCGGGGTGCCCTTCTCCCATGCGTGCGCATGGTCAGCTCCGTAGTTGTTGTTGCCGCGGGGCATAAAGCCGTTGGCGCGGCACCACAGCTGGATAGCTGCGTACATGGCATTGGTAGCCAGCGTCCAGCCCTCACC